GTTTTGTCCCGTTGCTGTTCGAGCACCTGATTGGTCATGCGCTGATTTTCGAGCGCCTGTTTTACTTCGGCAGCCCGTAAAGCGCTGTTGATCCCCGGTGATGCCACGTCGCCCAGTTGCGCGACGGCTCCAGATGGAGAGCTCGCGGTCCGATCGTAGGCAAGTGCGGGATTGAGTCCAGCCGCCTTGTAATCCGCCACAGAGCGTTGTGCGGCTGTACTACTCATCCGTTCCTGAAATTGCCGGTTCCGCTTTGCCTCTTTGATGTTCCGCTCGTTGTTCCAGATAGCGCCCCCAGTTGCGAGGGCGCCGAGGATAAGTGGGAGCATAGTTAGAAGTGAGTGAGTGAGGCCGGAATGCCGAACGTCGGCAGGGGTCGAATCGCGGTCCGCTTGAACATGATGTCCGCGAGGTACTGCTGCCCCTGAGCCAGTGACCCGGCGGCAAGGACACGATCCATGTCAGGATCGTCTGAAATGAAATCCTCATTGAGCGCCGGCGCCGTGGCGAAGTCTTGGCCCAGATGCCACGCATCAAGAGTTCCGGTAGCGCGTGAGCGCATCATCCCGGTGATTTCCGAGAGACGCGTACGGTATTCCTGCCACCGTTCCTGATAGCCCCAGATGGCTTCGTCGGTGGCCGTTGTTCCGTCGCAATAAAGCTCCTGCGCGAGGATTGCCTGCTCGCTCAGCCCTGCGAGAGTGGGCCAATAGAAGTCATACCGGCTACTGCGTGTCCACATCTTGTGCAGCCCGTGCTGGTAGCTGAGTTCACTCCGAATACTCAGCAGGCCGATAATGTACCCGTGTTCTGTCGCTGCGTACGTCGCCCTGTGTTGTCCCGCCGCACTTCCGGCGGCGCCCAGTGCGCCGAGTGGTGCCGCTGCTGTTGGTGCCGTTTGCGCGATCGGCGTGAGCATCAGTGGCGTAGATCCGCCGCCGATGTATTCAGGCCGCTGCAAACGGTAGTCCAGACTCTGCACGCCAAAGTGGTTTTTAATGACCTCGATGTAGCGCGTCCCGCCGCGTGCGTCGCGCTCCAGGAGTTCCTGAACCAGCATTGCCTGTCTGAAGTCCCCGACGGTGATCCCCGTCGCGCTCGACAGGTCCGCGAAGATTTGCGGGAGGCCGGTCGTCGGTGCGCCGTCCATATACCAGAGCAACGCGTTAGGCGTGGTGTTCTGGTTTTCCGTGTCGAAGAATTGCGGGTTTTGATACGTGACCCCGCCGCCAGCTGTTGTCCTCGCGTTTGGTGTTTCCGTGACGGCCGTTGGTGCAAGCCCTGCACCCTGTCCGGCGAAGCCGATACCCTGAACCGGCGCTAGCGCCGTCGGGAACATCGTAGGCGCCGTGAATTTCTGAGGCCACGGTAAGGCGCTCGTGAAGTAGTCGTGAAACTTGTTACGCCGGAGCAGTTCGAAGTCGGCGGGATCGTCTGGCCCGTCTTCTTCCGGGTTTTGCCACACGATGTCCTGCAGATTCTGATCCCGGAACCATTCGTTGTAGATCGTATTATAAGCTCGCATTGGCAGCGAGTTAACCGTGATCGTCTGTCCCGCCAGTAGTTGTCCCTCTGTGGGAAGTCCCAGATGATCGTACAGCGATCCGATCGGAACGTCCGCCTCGACCAGTGGCATGACAGGCACGGAGAAATCATCCGGTGACGTATTTGGATCGTCGCTGCCCATGAGGTGATCCCAGTCTTCCCAGAGCAGACGACACGGCACGAAGAAGAAGTGCGTGTCGATCCGCTGGTTGTCGAACATGGGGAACAGCGGTGTGGCCATCCGGATGTAGGCGGTCACGTCATACGACATGTGGTCGCCCGGCAGGATTTCCTCGACGAGGATCGGGTACAGAATCCCGGCGTCGTAGGTTGACTTCCGTGTCCAAGCGCCGATGAATTTTGACCGTGGGACCTTCGGTGTGGCGACGAGCTGCGCGTCGCTTTGATTGACCAGCTGTCGGCTGGGCAGGTAGTAGTCGCGCTTCGGCATGGTTTACTTAGTCTCCTTTTGTGGAGGGTTAGCCATCGCGTCGATCTGAGCGCCGGAGACGATTTTGACCTTGTTCGGTACCACCCGATGATCGTTGGTCAGCATGCCGATCATCCAAAGGTCGAAGTCCAGTGGATGTTTTCTGACAGCGGTGTCGGCGTGAACGACGTCGTACAGGGTGCGCAACGCGCTGGCGTCATTGATGTGAATTTGAACGCCTCCGACGATGGTATCGGTAACAGAGTCGATGATGGCATACAGGCGTCGCTGCGCTGGATAGTCGGGTACGTACTTCGTTGTGTGGATTGGGTCCGCCTCCACTCGTGACGGTGAATCTGTCACTCCTTCCGCGGACCGATTTTCTACTGCGCGTGCACGGCGGAACTCAGCGATTGTGTTACTCGTAGCGCCGCAAGGCGCTGTAGAATTTTTGTCGGACATAGTGATTTTTTTCTCTCCTTTCGAGTTGTTCTTGAGTGAGTTGGTTGGCTTCTCTGGCGAGTGCGTATTGATATTTTTTGTAGTCGTTGTCCTCCTTATCGTTAGGTTCTGCTTGGTCTTCCCAAGCGTCTTTGAGGTATCGCGGTACGCTGAGTTTTGCGCCGTTGGAGATCGCGTATTGTTTCCAGCTGTGAAAATGTTGTCGTGCCGTCGCGCCGAGTCCTGGACGTCGGCTCATGAGCTGAAATGGCGGCTGCCAATTGTAGACCTCTCCCGTCTCGTAGTCGATCCTCTCCTCGAGATGCCGTGAGCTCCAGCCGATTTTTTTGACCGTATACCCGGTCACGTAGTTGATCGCTTTCAGCGAAACGTTGTCGGTCTTGGTCCGCCCACGTTGCCACGCGTTGTCGATTGACTCCGATTCTTCTGCGTTCACACCAAAGAGAATGGCGTGATAATGCGGCCGCCCGAATTGCTCCCCGTACTCGCCACAGGCGAAGAATCGAATCTTCCTCGCTTTGTTCTTGCGCAGGCGTTTCAGCCACAGTTGCAATGCGCGTTTTTCCAGAGTCGGCGGCAGGAAATCGTCGTCGTAAGTAAGTGTTGTAACAGCTGTGTCCCGGTGGTCGAGTGATTCCAGATGGCATCGGAGCGCCCAGTGTTGGGCGCGAGTGGCGCGACACCCAAGGCATGTCCCGCACGGGAGTGCCAAGGGTGCCCCGTCCGCCAGCTGCTTATGCAGCTGCACCGTCGAATCAGTCCGCCATGCTGGAATAGGGTGATAGCATGGCATCGCCGGTTAGAGACGGATCCCGCCACGTCGTGCGGTTCGCTTGTTCAGGCGAGCCGTTTTGCCGGCGCGGCCGTTGAACTGCCGGCGGCTCCGTTTCTTGTTCGGTGTAAACCGTTTCATGTTTTTCTCCGGAGGCTGGTGTCAGTTAGCACATATATAACAAGAGGTGTATATGTGCTGAAGGCGTTACGCCTTCGTAGTAACCGTCGTTTCAGGCGCAACGACGGTTTGTTGCTGTTCTGCCGCTTCCGCCGCTGCGTCAGCGTGAATGTTGTCGTCGCGATAGCGACGCCACAGATCCGCTGCGTTTTTGAACTTCTTGCGGTGTTTTTCGGGTAAGGCGTCGAACGCCTCGTGAGCCGTTTTCAGTTTCCCAATCGCGCTCGTGAGGTCCTCGCTGTAGTCCGTTTCGGTGAACACGGGTTGCCGGGTTGGCGCTGGAATGCCTCCGTGTCTGCGCAGGATCGTTTTTATATCAGTTTCGGGCCCGAATTCAGGTCGCACGACCTTTGGTTGAGAGAAGTCCCGTCGGCCAGCCCTAGAAGCCGCGTCGCCCTGTCCGTCGTACTGGTGTCTAAGCGCCATCTCGCTCTCCGTTGGTGAAGTTCGTCGTTGTGATTACACGGGCAATGTTGCCCGAGCCCCAATACCTCGAAGATCTCGCAGATTCTGCATTCCGGTTTCATCGTGGCCTCAACATGCGGATAATTTCCGCCAGTACTTTCGCGGAGTTCATACCCGGTGAGAGTTCGCCCAGGCGTGTTTCAAAGTTGGCGCTGTTGCGTGCTGCCGGGAGCTGTAGCTCTTGTAGTGCAGCTTGCGCTGTGGCTAGCCGTTGGTCGATGGGTTGCCGGATGTTTTTGAAAATGTAGTCCTGTCTCAGCAGGTTTCCGGTGAGTTCTGCATTTGCTGAATCAACCCGCGTCTTATAGACCTCGGCTTGCGTTTTGTCCCGTTGCTGTTCGAGCACCTGATTGGTCATGCGCTGATTTTCGAGCGCCTGTTTTACTTCGGCAGCCCGTAAAGCGCTGTTGATCCCCGGTGATGCCACGTCGCCCAGTTGCG